GAAAGCTATCGTGACGAAGCTCGCCGTAGCCAAGTGTTGCGGGTGAGAATGAACACAGACGAGGTCGTAATTGACCCGAATGCGGCGGTGCGAATCACGACTAACTTCGCCTAAAGAATTGTTGGTTCATTGAAGAAGGGGGAGTGAGGGAAACCTTGCTCCCCCTTTTTCTTTTAATTGACATCCCTCTTTAATTAGAAATCCTTGTAAGAATGAAAATACCTGTCTCCCTTTACCTAATAGCTGGCAATGAAGAATCACACATCAAGCGAGTCATTGAATCATTTAAGCCCATCGCAGAAGAGATTATTGTTTGTATGGCTGGGGGGTCAGCTACGCCAGACAAGACAGAGGAGATCGCTCTTTCCTTGGGTGCTAAAGTCATTCATTACAAAAACAAAAAAACTGATTGGCCTCACATAGACGATTTTGCTTCTGCTAGAAATACCGCCCTAGATGCTTGTAAAAATGAGTGGTCTATCTGGGTAGATGCTGACGACATAATGGCAGAGGATGGGGAGAAGGTTTTAGAGGAAGGATTGGAACAAGCTGAAAAAGTAGGGGCTGAAATTGTTTGCTTTCGATATCTAGTTGAAAATGCTGGGTTGAATCCTATTCGAGAGATGGCCTTGAGGAAGGGGTGCGGGAGGTGGAGGAATAGAGTCCACGAAGCCCTTGAGCCAAACGACAGAAATAAGCTATTGGCGATAGATAAGATATTTAGGATTCATAGGCCAATTACAAGCAAGGCAGATTCCGCAGACCGCAATCATCGCATCCTAGCCGATGAGCTTCTCTCCACCCCCTTCAACCTTTACTACCAGCACCAAGAGTTTTTCTTGAGGGGACAAGTCGATAAGGCGATTGAGGTGGGGGAGAGGGCGTTGGTATTTTCAGACCTAGACGAAACCCTAAAATATGAACTGCTTTGCAATCTAGGCAGATGTTCCCCCACAGAAAAGAGAATGAGATATCTAGGGGAAGCGATTGCGGTGAATCCTATTCGTAGAGAGGCATACTTTTATTTGATGGCCGAATATTCTGCAAGGGGAGATTGGCCGAAGGCTTGGCACGCTGGTCGGGCTTGTATGGCGATGCCCAAACCCAACCTCCACTACTGGAATCAAGTTCACGCAATTTATGAATGGCAAGCCCTTGATGCTTATCGGATGGCTTCAGTTTGCCACGGCCAAAAAGAGGAGGCACAAAAGCTGGCGAATATGTATCCCAAGCCAAAGATCAGCGTAGTTCACGCCACAAGGGGCAGACCTCACATTGCTTTCTCAAGAAAGATGCAATGGCTGGCTTTAGCGAAAGAACCCCTAGCGATTGAGTGGTTGTTTATGGTTGATCACGATGAGGCGGTTGATTACACCCCGCACGAGGGCAAAAGAGTCAATCCGGGTGGAATCATTAACGCTTGGAACGAAGGGGCAAAGATAGCCAAGGGCGATGTTATTATTCAAATGAGCGATGATTGGAGTCCACCGAGATACTGGGATGCCCTAATTTTGAGCAAGATCGACAACCTAGAGGCTGAAAGGGTGCTGGCAGTATCAGATGGCCTCCGAACCGATAAACTGCTTTGTATGGCCATCCTAACGCAAAAGAGACTGCGGAAGCAGGGCGGGTATATGTTCCACCCAGATTACCAAGAGTCAGATGGACTATATTCAGACAATGAGTTCACGGATATGGCATACGAATCTGATTGCGTTATTGAGGCTAGGGACTTGATCTTTCGACACGAGAACCCAATGTTCGCAGGGGGCAACCCAGACGAGCAACTAAAGAACCACAACAAACCAGAGTTCTATGAGAAAGGAAAAGCAATCTATGAAAAACGAAAAGCAAATAATTGGATGTAGGAAAGCAAAAAAGGGAGAAGATACCAAGGGGCTTGGTATAATTAGATTTGGGAAGTCTCGCCCCGACCCCACCAAGTATGTGAAGGTTGATATTACCTATGACGAAAAAGCAGAAAAAGATTTGTATGAGTGTGGGATGTTGGCATTAAAGCACGACAAGGAAGCAGTTATTCAATATGTGATCGTGAAGGCTCTTGCTGGATACGCAAAGTGCAAGAAATAAGCATCCACGACCCCTTCGGCCAAGCCCTTGCAAAATATAGCGAGGGGCTTGAGGTTGGGTTAGAGATCGGGGGAGGAACTGGGGATGGCTCAACTCAATGTATCAAAACCAAAAAGCTATTTAGCATTGAAAACCACCCAGATCGCATAGGTCGCCATTCGATGAACCTATCTGCAAGGGGGGGCGTTGCCATCAACGGCACGGCAACCCTATCAAAGCTATGGATGAATAAGAACGATATTGAGGAGTTTTATCGAACTACCAAAACAAATCTCAACCAATATCCCCTCGAAACAGTTCTAGGCTGGCACAATGTCTGCCTAGAAACCGCCTTTCCTTATTCAACCAACGCCATCGAGGACATTCACTTTGAGCATAATGTAGACTTTGATTTTGTGCTAATTGATGGTTCGCCATTTTCGGGTGAGGCAGAATTGCGTTGCGTCCGTCCCTTCCTAGCAGATAAGGCAATCATCGCACTAGACGACGTGAACGACATAAAGAACCACACCAACTACCACAAGCTCAAGGGATTCGGAAAATTGCTCTGGGAGGATTGGTCAGTGCGTAATGGTGCGGCTATCTTTCAGTTATGAATCACATATACGAGGATGAGTGCTTTGGAGAGCAATGGTTCACTTATTCTAGCGTGTATCGCCTAATGGTTGATAAGTGCCAGCTAAACGGAACTATCGTAGAGCTTGGAGCTTGGAAGGGTAGAAGCTCGGCATTCCTTGTGGTTGAAGCAAAAAACAAAAGCCCGGACATCAACATTCACATTGTAGATACTTGGCTTGGCTCGGAAGAACACACCGAGGAAATGAAGGACAATCTATATCAAAAGTTCAAATCCAATATGGCTAGGCTAGATGGATTGTATAAAGAACATAGAATGACAACCAATGAGGCAGTTCATCTTTTTAAGGATGAATCTTTAGATGGGGTTTTTATTGATGCCGACCATAGCTATGAGGCAGTAAAAAAAGATATTGACGATTGGATGCCAAAGGTTCGCAAGTGCGGAATCTTGGCTGGACACGATTATATACAAACATTTAGTGGTGTTGTTAAGGCAGTAAATGAGTCTTTCCCAAATATGGATTTTATGGTTGGAGAGCAGTGTTGGATAAAACAATGCTAACCATCTTTACCATCGTTCTCAATGGGATGCCTTTTATCGAGAGGCATCTAGCAGAATTTCAAAAGCTCAAGATTCCTTGGCAATGGAGGATTGTGGAGGGAGTGGCTGAGCCGCTAGGATGCACCCGATGGTGTAATCAAGTCCCCGACAAATGGCACAAGGATTTCAAAAGCATAGACGGAACGCACGAATATCTCCAAAGCATCCAAGGCGGGAATGTTATCGTTCACAGCCAAGGCAAGGCATTTAGTGGGAAGCTAGAGATGATTCAGCAAGCCCTTTTTGGGGTAGATTCTGGGGTTGTGATGGAGGTAGACGCTGACGAGATGTGGAGAGCAGAACAGATCGAGGGGATTTACGAATGTCTCAAAGGGGCAGAGGATGGGGCAACGATGCAGTTCCATTGTAACTTCTTTGTGGGGGAGAATAAACGAGTAGTGACTAGAGAGGGCTATGGTTCAAACTGGTACGAGTGGATGAGGGCTTGGAAGTGGGGAAAGAATGTTTGCTTCACAAGCCACGAACCGCCCCGCCTAAATATCCAGTCTCGCCTAGTTCCAAGGGGAGTGACTGAAACTTGGGGGCTGGTGTTCAATCACTATGCCTACGCCATCGAAAAGCAAGTTGAGTTTAAGCAAGACTTCTATGGCTATAAGGGGCTAGTCGATGGTTGGAAGGAACTTCAAAAGACAATCGGCCCGGTTCGATTGAGCGAATACTTCCCGCACCTACACGATAAGAGCGTAGCCGATGACACCTAAAACAATCAAATACTCACAAAGGCTAGGAGACATTATTCGTTGCCTTCCGGCTTGTAAATATTTAGCCGACCAAGGCCACGAGGTGTTCGTGGATTGCTTGCCCCAATACCACGGCATCTTTGAGATGGTTTCTTATGCAAAGGTTGGGAGCAAGGGCGATGTGATAGACCTTGAGATTTGGCCTAACAAATACCAAGAATATCGTTTCTCAAATAAGACTTGGACAGAGTTTGTCTACTCACACCCAGCCATTAACAAGGCCGACCCGACCAACATCCTTTTTGATAAGCTAGACGATAAACCCGCCAAGGGATTACCCGCAGAATACAATATGGTTGCCCCCTTTGGGATAAGCCAAGGCCATAAGCGTGACCCTCTCCAAATCGTCGTTGAGGCAAGAAAGAAGTGCGGGGAAAACAATTTCTTTGTGCTTTGTCCTCCGGGTATGGAGATTAATGGACTGCAGACCTACACAGCTCCCAATATACCAGATATGGCTAGGGCGATAAGAGGGGCTGGTGAGTTTTGGTCAATAGATAGTGGGCAAATGGCAATCGCCGCTGGGGTAAGAAAAGAAAGTAAAGTTGTCTATTTTCCCCAAACAAATGCACCAT